AGATGGTTGAAATGGGCTGGAGGATATTAATCTTCCAGCCCATTTGTTTTTAGAACTCCACTCTGTCAAGGAGGGAGAAGAGGTAATTTATTTTACCGTTTAAGGAATTTGTCCTGTCCTTTAGCTCTTGGAAGTAGATGGTGGATGGGAAGTTATCTGGTGCTTTATTACACGGAGAAGGTTCACAAGGTTGCTCTGACATGAGGATGTCAGCAAACTTCTTGTTAAATGTTTCTGTAAATCGTTCGACCTTATCAATCAGTGCTGTTAATTCAGACATATGAATATCTGATCTTCTTGATACTACTACTACATTACATCCTGCATTCATTGCCTGTGTTTGTGGTATTGCTTTCTGCATCTCAACTCTCCTTTAAAAAAATATGATTCCCTTCTCTTCCAATAACCTCCATCTCCTTCGCCCAATACGGAGGAGGGATTTTATTCGGTCCATCGCAAGCGTAGTAGTGTGTTGCGCCTCTTAGGTTGTTCCCTTCAAGCCATTCGTCTATGGCAGTATAGACATTTGCCGCGACGACTGCAGCTGCCGCAGTGTCTTTTATGGATTTTATACCTTCGTTGTAGCAGGAAAATTGTTTCCGTGCTAGGACGATGTTTTCAAGAGGGCAGGATTTAGCCTCCGCGCGGTTAAGGATTATCTTGACTACGTTCTTCTGGCCTTCTGTGGATTCCCCGCGCGCCTCGTGGTAGACGGTGAGGATGAGCCAGAAGAGACCTTTTATGATCTGGAATTTAGCTAGGGACATTAGGTTCCTCCTCGGTGCACGCTGAAAGAACCATGTCGTTTAGTTCTTCCAATGCTTTTAATTGTGAAAGAAGTTTCTTTTTCTCGTCCATTATAGCTTGTTGCCCGGCTATAAGGAGGTCTTTGGAAAGAAACTCCCGGACTAGTGGAGCTTGGATTCGGTGGGCGTCAAGGTGCTTTATGAATTTATTCCTGGACATTCTCTTTCCTCTCCTCCTGTAAGGTTATTAACAGTCGCTCACGAAGAAGTGACTCGAGCAGTATTAGATAGTTAATAGAATCCCCTATCTTCTCATCTATAACATGTGGAGATATTTCTACACTTCCGGCTGCGTTTACCATACCCAGGACTGAAACAAGATGTTTCCGGAGCATACCCCATAAGGCTTGTTCAGGGGATTCCCCAGTGGATGACATCTGCGCAGCGACTTTGAAGTTATGGAGTCGGTCGATGGAAGAACTATATTCTGCTCCTTTAGATTGGAGAATTGTTTTGGTTTTGAGAATACGGTTATTGAGGATGGAGTTAAAATCTCTTTGGTTCATTTATTCTCCCTTATCTACACAGCCCTTATGGGCTACCTTATGAATCATTGAAAACGGACCTTTGACAGTGTTACGAATCCCGACTCCCGGCTCCACCCGCGTTTTACAGATGTAGCAAATGGCGGAGTAGGCGTTGACTCCTTTGCGGATCTTGGCCTTGGTGAAGCCGGGGAGGGTGTTTAGGTATTCCATGGATTAGACTGAATGGTGGAATAGGACCTCGGGTTCGATACGCTTCTTTGCCTCAGGGATTATCAGGGTATCGAAGTAAGGCAAAGTCTCGATAAAGTTACAGAATATCTGCCAGTCAGGATGGCGATGTTTCCTGCGGGCTTTGTACATACTGCGTAGGGCTTGGTAAGATACTGTAAGGATACGGGTGTAGACTTTGTTAGGGAGATCGAATTGTTTCTGGATAGCGAGGTCAATTCCAGACAGTTCCTTTAACTCCCCGTGCATAGCAGAGGATGTGGAGAGACATTCGACTCCATGGCGGTAGGTCTCGAACTCGATCATGAATCCTACCTGCATTTGGATTTCGAGGTAGGCTATGATACCTCGCATTGCCTTGGCGTGGTCGTTGCCAGCTCGAATAAGGCGAGATGCAAGGTCGATATCGCCGGAACCGACTTCTACATTCCAGTGGTCACTATGACTTGAATCGCTCTCACTCCCTTTCGGAAGTCTCATAGCTCGCATAGCGTGGAGTATTCCAGATACTTCCAGAAGTTCTACTTGAATTGGTATGTACATTTATTCTCCTTCTCTAGTCAGAAACATATTCATAAAACACCATTCCATCTGCCTGTAAAGTCTTCTTCACCCTCCCTGTTTTTAAGATTGTGTCTATGACATTTGTGAATTTCACGGAGTCCATGTCGCGCCAGACATCCCGCATTAGCTTTTGCTCTTTTACTATCCTGTTTGTACGAATGATGTTGAGGACTGTATCTACTTCTCCAGTTATGGCGGATTTACCTACGGAGCGAAAGGCATTCCCCATACCGGTCTCGGTTTCTTCTACCTTGGTGAGGGCTTTCTCCAGATGGGCCGGGGTTAGCTCGAGGTTGGAGGACTCGGAAGCAGCGAGGATCATTGCTATCTTCAGGGTTAGCATGGGTTTTCTGGAATACCATCCGTTGAAGGAGGGGTCTGTACAGATCCGGTTGATGTCGAGGTCCTCGTATTTCATATACCAAGTGTTCCAATATTCTACGGCCTCGGGGGTGAGGATATAGTCCCCGCAGATCTGGGAGATAGCGAAGAGGTCTTTTTTTAGCTTCTCCCGCAGGTCCATTGTCTCTGAGGTCTCGAAAGGTATCGGGACTTTCTTGTCCTTCTTATCTGCCCAGATGAAGAAGATCCGGGAGGTAAGTCCTCCGCCGATTGCAGTTGGTGGCAGGGAAGTAGCGAGGGAGTCAGGGGTGGTGGCTCCAAGAACATTGAGGAATACAGAGGGGATTACAGTATTCCCACTGTTTTTGGTACGGTATCTCCAAGGTGTTTCCGCGCAGTCAAAGAGGTCGGTTAGGAGGACAAGCATCTTCGCATTCTCTACTTTCTGTCCCAGGAAGGATTCGAACTCTGTGGATATGATGGAGAGGGAGGAATGTTTGAAGATTTTTCCATCCGGCATACGGGAATCGACAGCGCAGGTTTCGAGATCTTGAAGGAGAGCCTCGCGGGTTATTGCGTCGGCGCTGATTTTAATGTCGTCGATGGACTTTATGAGGGCAGAGCCGAAGGATATAGCTACGGATTTCCTGGCTTTGCCGGGATCAGCTACGAGGACAATGTAAGTGTTTGGGTAAACCCGGATTCTGCCGAGGCAAAGTTTCACTTTCTTCCGAAGGACGCTGGAGATGATGGATATACCAACCCAGCTATGGAAGATTTTCGCGGACTCTGTATTCTCGGTATAGCTGGAGTATGCGTCGAGAAAGTCTGGGAGGAGTCGGCTCATCTTTTGTTTATCTCCAGTTTATCCATATTTTTCCAGTCGTATCCCCACTTGAAATCGACTCCGATGTAGAGGTCAGTGTGGGGGAGATGGATTGGGCGGTGCATACTCTCGTAGAGTTTCTCTGCCCAGTATTCTTTTTCTTCCTCGAAACACCAGATGTATATGGCATCGTGGAGCTGGATGGAGCAGCCAACATTGGGGAAGTCTTTGTATCTCTCGTAGAAATCTACAAAGGAGATGTTGAGGAGATCTCCGATTGTGGACTGTGGGATGAATGCGTAAGCAGAACGGAAGAGTTGATCTCCCCACCGTGCCATGAATACTCGCTTCCGGCCGAGGGGAGTTGTGAGGATACGGCCGTTCTGGAGTTCCTGTCGTAGTTTCTCGTGCCAGAGTTGGAGTTGTGGGGTGGCGTTAAGGAAGCGGGTGAGGTATTCCTTTGCGAGCTTTATGGGGATTTTGAGCTTGCGCTGTATAACCCCAGGCCCAGCTGAATAATTCGTTGCGTGCCTGATAGTCTTGCCTACAGTACGCTGATCTTTGGTTACTTCCTCAACAGGGATACCAAACATGAAGGAGGCTGTGGCTTTATGGATGTCTTCCCCGTTGTCGAAAGCCGCCATGAGTTTGTTGTCGAGGATCACGTTGGCGACGAGGTGAGCTTCAGCACCGATATAGTCCGCTTGGACCCAACAGGTTTTTCTTCCACCTATGGTAGGAGGTACATACATATCACGGATTGTTCTCTCAATATTCTGTAGATTTCCTGGGCCATAGTCGAGAATGATGGAAGCGGAAGAACTCCAACGTCCGGTGTCTGTTCCGCAGATGTTATAGGAGGTATGGACAGTGTTACTTGGTGAGACTGAAGTACTGATAAATTGGAGGAGCTTTGTATATTTTCTGTGCTCCAAGAGAAGTTTAAGCACAGGATGTTGGGTTTCGGCGAAAAGCTTGTCAAGAGCATCGGCATCTGTGGTAATTTTTCTAGGATCATCCGCAGATTTTCTTCGCTTAAACTGAGTGGGAAGTCCGAGATCGACATAGAGAAGCTCCTGGAGTTGTTTGGGGGAACTGAAGTTGATGTTCTTTTTAAGGATGGTGTTGAGGCCAGTTTCGATTTCATTCTTCTTGGTGGTGTATTCAGTGAGAAGTTTGTCGCGGGCCTCGAGATTTACGTTGATACCTTGGAGTTGCATGAACCCGGCGAGTTCTATCTGCGACATTTCTTGGTCGAATATAAGCTTGTAGTTGTCGTCGGAGTTAACGATTTGGTAGAGCGGTTCGTAGATAGCTCTGGTGTTGGCTACGTCAGCTGCGTTGTACTCTCCCTTCTCGTATTGACTGCCGGAAGTGTGCTTCCAGGCTGGGACGTTGAGAAGGATGGAGGAAAGAAATCCAAGGGTGCGGGGGAACTCTGGCCATACAGCATGTGCTGCGATGATGGTATCGAAGTGGACGTTTTTGCACCAGAGGCCCTTGTCCCATAGATTTATTACATCATAGCTCCCGTTGTGGAATATGAGGGGGACACCACTGCCGATGAGGAGTCCGATCCAGTGCCATAGTTCCACCTCATCCATTTCCGGGAAAGTGGGGAGGCGTTTCTGAATGAACTCGATTGACATTGCGTAGGTTGAGGAGTGGGTTATACCGAACCAACTGATGTGCGCGCCAGGGGTTACGTGTTCGAGGTCGATGGCGAGCTTCAGGTCCTCCTTCTCCCAATTGTGGTAGAGGTAGGATAGGTATTCTACTGCTTCCTGTTTTCGCGGGGCTACACAGAGGGTACGGTTTTCAACTGGAAGGGTCGGGGATAAGGCTTCATGTGCGACCTTGCGGAAGTCCATTGTCATGATGTAGAACAGCTGGTAGTCGAAGTGGACAGCTTTAGGGTGTTGGGTTATGAGGACTTTCTTCCCTGGGACAAGGGTGCAAGGGGCTATGGTGCCTCGGAAGTTGTCTATACCCTCGTTGCCTGTGAGGACGTACATAGCAAGGGCACCGAGGGCAACGATGATGTTGGGGGAAGTGGATATGATTTCCTGACGAAGACGTTCGATCTCCTGAGAGAATTCGGCGGAGGGGACAAGGCGTTTCTTATCTGCGTAGAAGGTACGCATACGGCGGTTACTACAGTTGGTTATAATGCAGTCTCCGTAGAAGATCCCGGCTTGGGTGAGGATCTTTTTAAGGGTAGTTCCGTCGGAGCCGACGAATGGAGCGCCGTATGCTTCTTCGACCTCGCCTGGGGCTTCGCCAACGAGCATGATTTTCGGGGAGCCAGGAGGGATTATTGTTTTTATTGGCATGTTATTCTTCCTCTATAATTGGCTGAGGTCCGGGGAGAACAGTTATTGTCCCGATAGATATTCTCATTTTAGGACTTTTCCAAGGGACGTTGTAAACTTTATCGGGGAATTTACCATTCCACTTACCGCATTTGGTATGACAGTTTTCACTAGCGATAATGCAGCAACAGATTAGTTCTCCCATGTTAGATCCTCTCGAGTTTATCTGCACAAAGATTTGCAGCGCGACTTATTCGAGCATTAAACCAACGCCGAATACAATAGCTACGAATAAGACTTACGACAGTGAACCATACTCCGATCCAAAGATTTGTTCGTAAAGGAACATTGATACCGAACAGAGGAAAGATCATAATTTGGGAGAGTATAGCTATCCAGTATCCAATGAGGATATTTATTATAGCTTCAATGAAAGAACCAAGTCGAGATTGCATTGTTATACTTCCTCCAAACTTTTATTTACATACTCCACAGCCGCGCTATATGCAGCCTCCAACTTATCATTCCCGATGCAGATTAACTTCTCCTTAAGTCCTGCAACGATGGATGCGCCGCTGCCCATGCACGGGTCGAGGAGTGTGGCACCGGGGTGGACACTGCGGGTTATCAGGTCGCGGAGAAGGGACTCTGGTTTTTGGCTTGGGTGGAACCGAGACTGGGGTGAGACACGCTCGTAGGTCAGAACATCCGGTCGTGCATAGAGTAGTCTCGAATCCTTCCGTCGAGCAAAAAGTAGCATCTCGTAGCTCGATACAGGCCAGTGTTCCGGTGCATTGGCTTGACCCTGCCCCGGTTTGTTCCAGATCATGGGTTTGATAGAAGGACTCCAACCTGATGTGCGTAGCATCTCCAGCACTACAGAGTAGAACTCCGGTCCCACAAACAAGTACATCACGGATGTATCCTTGCATACGCGGTATGACTCCTGACAAAGGAATTGGATGAGGGAAAGGGACTTGGCAGCGGAATCGTCGTAGAAGAACCCGGCTATGGTACTGTCCCCGCCGGTAGCTCCTCCGATTCCGATAGCATTCTCGAATATGTCAATGCCGTAAGGTGGGTCGCAGAGGAAGATGTCTATAGAGTTATCAGGGATAGTTTTCATAAACTCATACGCATCGAGATTGGAGAGTTTTACATTCTCCATACTGTCAACACGGGACTCGTAGGTGGTGATAGCAGTAGCTCGGTCGATGAGTTTGTTGATGGTGTTAGCAGCGATTTGGAGTTCGCTCTTTGTTTTACACTCAGCAAGTTGTGGGAATGCTTGGACTACCTCGGCGAGGGAGAGGTATTTGGATACGGAAGATCTGTCCATGCCGATTACATCTGCCGTGTCTTGGATGGACCAGGACTGGCCTTTGGAGTCAGCGATTTTGGACTTTAGCTCGTGGAGTTCTTTAACTGCGAGGACATGTTCGGAGGGGGTGAAGTCGAGGCGTTGGACGTTTTCCTCTACCTCTAGTTCCCGCATAGCGAGGGAGTCGGATTCGCTTATGATTTTGATCTCAACAGGCATGTTGTAGAGGGTACATGCTGCAAGCCGGCGACCACCAGCTATGAGTTCCATCTGCTCGTTGACGACGATGGGTTGGAGCTGACCTTTTGTCTGGATGGAGTGGGCGAGTTCTTCTATGTTGCCGAGGTCCTTGCGGAACCGTTCGAGGCCTGGGCGGATTTTTATGGAGGATGGGGTGACTTGCATGGGTGACTCCTTATGCAGCAGCTAATGCTTCAAAGCTTTGAGGTCTTTATGAGATAGGCCGAGGGATTTTGCCACGGCTATTTCTTCTGGGGTTAACCCGATGTCTTTCTGGATCTTTGTTCGTTCGGACTTATCCTTAGATGCAGCAGCTCCATATGTCGCGGGCTTGGATAGGTCCTCGGATCGGAGCTTACGATAACGGCGGATGAACTGGGTTTTCTCCTCCATGGGGAGAAGGGTGAAGTCAGTACGGAGGGAGTATAGGGGTGGCATGGTGCTCCTTACAAAGAAAGGGCAGGATACCCTTAAGATATACCTGCCCTGTTTATGCCAACGAGGATGTTGACTATGTTAAGGTTGGATTACGGGAGGAACATATCCTTGACCTCGTTGAAGGTCGTGTCGTTGAAGACTTTGGTGCCAATGTTGATGTCAACTTCGAGTCCGATGTATTCAGCGTTGTCAATGGCTTCAAGGATCTGCGGGACGGTTTCTTCCTTGAGCTGCATCTTTTTCATGAACTTGGCGAGGGAGTTGATTTTGGACTGCCGCTTGGTCATACGACCGGATGCAGTCATTTCCTTCTCGTCACCGGGCTTGGGCAGCCAGTTTTTGAACTCGAGAGTATTGCCGTCGATAGCGGTCTCGTCGTCGGTGCAGACTCCACCGTTTTCAGCCAGGGTTACTTTCCAGGTGAAGCAGGATTTCTCTCGGTCGAATACTACGGAGGTGACGTTTGCGTGGTAGGTGCCGTCGGGGATAAGGCCGGGCTCTTTGTAGTCTTCGGTCAAGTTAAAGTCGAGGTTGGCATCGTAGGATTTGGTTTCGCTCATGGTGTTGGTTCCTTTGTTTGGGAGATTTGGTTGTTGGGTTACAGTTTCATCCGTGAAAAATTCACGTTTGCTTCTGGGCTTTCCGAGATCATCATGTCTCTGGAAATATGCTGCAAACATACACGACTTAGGAAGCGTGTTTTAGATTGGCTATCGCCGGTGTTGTGGAGTTAACACATTGGTTGTCTACCTCCTGGAGAGTAAACTATTTCTTGTTCTGGATCAGCTTGATAATCTCGTTATAGTCATTCGGTAGTTCAGCCGGAAGAATAGCTTGGACCCCGGATATTCTGGAACGGGCTTTAAGGAGACCCTTCGCGATTGTCAGAAGGTAGTATGAAGTCTTCCCCTGGACTGTTTTAGAGGTAGCGTAATACACCTCGTCGAAGTAGGAGGGAACCTTAGTGGAAAGGGCTCCGGTCAGCATGGGTTCGACAGATAGGACTGCGCCGGACTCAGCATCCGTCTGACGTTGGAGATGGCCGATGACTACAATGTTGCAGTCGAATTCTAGAAGCTGTCGGACGTAACCTTCGATGAGATTCTTGACCATACCATAGTGGACGTTCCAAACAGGGCCACCGGTGGCGGAGCGTTTGGGGTCGAGCTGGAGAGCACGCTCCATTGCGATGTCGGTCCAGGATGTGGTGGAGTCGATGATGATGGTTTTATAAGGGAAGTTAGCTTTGTCCTCGCGGTAGAGTTTTTTGAGGGCTTTGAAATCCTTCTCGAACTTTACCCAGGATGCAGGGTCTGGGGTGTAGTCCTCGTAGTTTACATCGAGGCCACGGTAGGATAAGATGGAACGGTCGAAGTTGAAAAGGAACGCGGGCTTTGGGAAGGTGGAAGCGAAGATGCTTTTCCCTGTCCCAGAATCCCCGACGACGAAGCATTTGAAATTGGCTGTGTCTATGGTAACGTCTTTGGCTGAGGGCATTGGAGTTAGTCCTTATCTTGATTGAGTTTAAATATTATAGGTTCAGGTGAATGTATATATTTAACCTTCTCCCTGCACGGGTCACAGTAGATAAACTGCATCCGAGTTCTTTCATGTGTAGATGCCTCGGTGCGGATCTTACAGCATAGAGGGCACTTTATCTTGTTGTAGTATGTGCGGGAGTTTAAGGTCATGCTTCCAAGATTGTTGCCGTGTCACTGGAGCCGCCGGTTTTCAGGACATCCCATTCTTCAGTGATAAAGCCGGTGAGGTTTAGTTCGGCGGCAGGTCGGTTCTGTTCGCAAAGGCGGGTGTATTGGCACTGCCCGAATTGGTAGCAGGAATCGAACTGACAAGGGAAGTTTTCTTTATCTGTGGATGCAGCGATATGGTTGCAGGTATGGAGGAAGGACTCACGCCAGCAAGCAAGGTCGGCGGTGCTGAAGACGTTAGGGTGACGGAGGAAAGCGCGGGTGGGCTTGCCGTAGAGTCCGTCTTTATTTTTGCGGGCTGTTAGCTGGTGAAGGACTGTGAGGACTCCGGTTATGTCGGAGCCGAGATGCTTCGCTGCCCAGGTGTAGCCAAGGATTTGAGCGGAACGGTTGAGGCGGGCAGCTTGAGTTTGCGCCGGCTGGCCAGTTGTTTTGAATTCATTGATCCACTCGTGACCGGACATTTCTGTTTCGAGATCGAGCTTTCCAGTAAAGAACAGGTCAATGTCTGCGAGGTATGGGAAGAGGAGCTTCTCACTATCTGTGAGTTCCATCTTGATTTTGAATAGACGCTCGGATTTGAGTATACGAAGCGTGGACCGGTCATCCTGAAAAGTTGTGAGGTACTCGATGAAGGAAGTGAAACAGTTTTCCAGAGTGCGGTAATCGTCGTAGAAGGACTTCTTGGAAGTTTCCTTTTCCCACGTGGCAGTGGCGAGGTCGATAGCACACTGGATGTGGTCGGACTCAGTGGTGTCCCAACCGTACTTGGCGATGGAGGAATAGTATCCTTCCATAAGTGCGTGCCAGGTGGAACCGTAGCGAAGAGCTGTGGAGCCGTTCTCGGAGGTTATGTTGAGGATGTGACGGAGGTAGAATTTGCGGGGACAGGTTTGGTAGGTGGAGCGTTTTGTGTTGTCGATTTGCATTTGGGTTCTCCCTTTGGAGGATGTAGAAGTCAATATAGTTGACTGTGAGTGTAGAAGACTTCAGTTGGGTTGGGTAGGATTTGACCGGATGTTTCCACCACTTATGCCAAACATCGCCTCGCCTTTTATAGATCGACTGAAATCTTCTACTGCCAAAAGCCCGATCCTTTTGGAGGATACGGGCTTTCTTAGCATCTGGCTTAACAGCCTTCAGGGAGGATTACTTTGCAGCAGGTGCGGCGGGCGTACCAAGGATAGAACCCAGACCCAATTTCTCCAGAAGAGCTGCAGCGGCTTTGGCTTCCGAGCCGGACAGAGCTGCGAGCTTGGACTTGATATCCGCGACCGGGAGACCTTTCGGTTGTGCGGCAGCGCGGATGGTGAAGTTACCAGCCATCAGGCCGTCCCATACTTTCTGCATGGAAGCGAAAGCTTCGTCTCCGTCGAGGCCGGCAGCAGCGTCACCGATGCGATGGGATACGGCCAAGGGGAGGAGCTTGTCCTTGATTGCTTGCGGGAGCTTGGTAGCGTCACAGACCAGGGTGGCGCCGTTGGAGATTACTTTTACGGTTACGATGCTTTTCTCGTAGTCTACGTTCTTGTCGAGGCGACGTTCTCTTGCCATGGTGGAACTCCTTTTTGAGTGGTTTTAGGTATCGGCTTTGTGCCGGTGGAAAAATTTATGGGCTTTGTTATCCCGTTGATGAATATGACATTAATGTATTTGGGTGCAGTATGCAACTGTTTTGTTTAAAATTTTGAATTATTTTTGAGGACTCCTTTTGGTTGATTGTATTTCGTTATCGTGCAGGCTGCCTGACAGTATTTCCGCACTCGAATGACACGGTTTTACCGAGTCCGACATGTGCAAATATCAATTACAGTGGGAATGACTATGCTGCCCTCAACGGTAATAACCACGCCGACAAAACCAACAATCTCGCCATTTAAAGCTATGTCGAGTTCCTTCATTATTCTTTCTTTCATGGGTTTTCCTCTCTATTGCAATGACTAACATCATTCTTGCCAGTGATCCTCGCCACCAGCAGACAGATATGCTTTCTTCAGCCGGTCCCTTACGGCTGGTAACGACTCTTTTAATGCTGCAAAATGGTGCTCAGGCTTCATCGGTAAATTGATTGCAGCGATAAGATTGTCCAGTGTTTCAATAATTTCCGCTATTTCTTCCATCTCAACCTCCTGTTTCTTCCATTCTATATAAAATGCCAAAGCCTCATCGTGAGTTGACCAAAAAGAATCAGCCACTCCAAATCGCACTATGCCGTCATTATGCAAATACCAGGCACTGCCTAATCCGCCGCGACCACAGATGTACCATCCACGATTTCCATAGTAGTCTTGCGCTATCTGCACAGATTGTTTGAGCGATTTTCGCAAAGTAATTTGATGGGCTTCTTTGACTCCAGCGGAATATGCCTCTTTCGCCACCTCATAAAGCGGCCCACCTTTGGAATATCCTTGCTTTTTCTCGGAAACCCATTGGTCGAATGTTTTGATCATCTGTTACCTCCTGTTATGGAAAATTGTTATCAGAGATGGTATGTTAGCAATTTTATGCTTCTCGTACTCACCTGATGAGTTTTCAACAGTTCAGGCATCTTCATGCCCCTCAAATCTTCCCATATCACCCGGACTTATAACCTCCAACCCCACCGCACAAGCAGGGAACCCATTCGCGGTTTTTATCTTCTCGTGTTTTACCAGGATGTGGTGTTTTGTCAATTCCCCGGATAGGTACATCTGCCAGAATGTGAGGCGGTTGTCTGCGGTGAGACAAGCACCGCTTCCGATTTCAAACTGGTTCCCGCGCTTATCTTGAACCACAAATGCTCCGAGTCTGTCATAGCACCAACCTTTACCCTGCACCGCGCCGATTATCTGGTATAGGTCGGTACAGGTGGGTTTGAGTTAAGAAAGGTGTTTGGATCGTTTGGGTTCGTATGGACCCCAGAGGGAGCGGAAGATAATTCCCTCGTATTTTTCCTTCTCGAAAATGGAAAGGAAGGAGGGCCAGTTCTGCTGGTTCGCTGGGAAGGTAGGGACGACTTTGATGTTGGGGAGACGGAACTCTTGGATGAGTTTCTGGATGTATTGAAGGCGTTCCATGCGTTGTTTGAAAGGGATGGATTCGTTCTTGTGGTCGAAGATGTAATAATCTAATCTCTCATCGACGTTGTTTACTGTGCGAGATGCGATGGAGTTTATATCTGCCCAGGATTTCCCATGGATGTAGAGTTCTCCATCCCAGGAATGCGGAGGGAGGTGGAGGAGTTGCTCACGGATGTAAGGGAGGAATGGAAACTCCCGGTCGGTGGAGCTGAGGAGGATAGGTCCAGTGGAGGACTCGCGGGTGTGGAGACGGACACCGTTGAGCTTGGGTTGGACGAAGAAGGTCTCGCCGAGGGAAGCGATGCGCTTGGGCTCGGCAGGGTGGGCTAGCATTATGGATTCACGTTTGCGTGTCATTTTATTCTCCTTTAATTCCTCGGTTTAATTCTGTACGCCCACTTAACTGGTACTTCATCTTCTATTGTTGTGTATACATCATGGCAAGCATCCCAGCCACAGGTTATCCAGTAACCCTCATCATTATAGAATCCTTCACGAACACCTTCGGGATTGAAGTCCTCATCAATCCATTTATCGCTCCAACACCATACTGGTATACCGTGAGGTGCCGTGATTATAGAAGTTTCATGCCATATCAACACTTGATCTTTAAGATAATCGAGTGCCTGACTGATTTCCAATAAAGTAAAATCTAATGGATCACCGGAGTCACAGAATGCTCCGTCTATTTTATGTGATGCACCGGATTCTTTTATAAGAAGAGCATAAATTTCTTTTTGCCAGCGACCAATTTCTTCATCTTTCATATTATTCTCCTTCACATAGCCAGAAATAATCTTTTCGCCGCGCGGGTGACAGCTGTATAAAACAACCTATTCTCTGCGATATCTGTTTTGTTTACGATAACGTCCTGGAACGTAGAACCTTGGCTGCGATGGCAGGTCATGGCGTAGATGTGTTTTACATCCACAAGGGATTCTGCGTAGTCCCAGAAAGGTTTCCAGCGTTTTGTAGCGCGAGCTTCTTTTCCCAACTGAGATTTGTTGTCCTCAAAGTTCATCATATCACGTGGGGATAGAGGGACTGTGATGGTGTCGGATGCTCCGGTGTATATATTCCGGACATACATTTTTACCGTCTGAACAGGAGAGTGGCCCCAGAGGGAATGTGCACGGGGCTCTTCCATTTCCTCAATCTCTACAAAGTCCTCCAGGCGGAATGGGCATTTCTCGAAGGAGGAACGAATGTAAAGGGTTTCACCGAGGTTATACTTATTCTTCGAAAGATCTCCGAGGACCTGCCGGCGTGCCCAGGTGTTGAGTTCATTTACAACTACGTTGCGGTAAGATATGATCTGCGGGAATACGTGGGAACCGTCCTCGGACTGGGTTATGTTCTCGATGAAGAACTTCTGGGCTTGAGGCATAGTCCCGGCAAAGACAGTGGAATTGTCCACGCAATCGAGGATATCCTGGCGGGTGTAGGCTCCTGTTCGGATCTTTGTAGCGAGTTTTATGATATTGGAATCCGCGGCTTGTCGGACTATCTGGGTTAGCATGAAGGAGAGACTGGATAGGTTCCAGACAGGGGAAATGTCCTCCCCGACAGGTGGTAGTTGAGCTGGGTCTCCGACGAAGACGAGGGTTAGCTCGTAGGCTTCCTGGGCTTTGAGGATGAATTGGAGGATCTCGGAGGATACCATGGAGGATTCGTCTATGATAACGAGGTCGTTGTACTGGATCTTATGGCGACCGGACTCGACGAGGACTTGCTTGTCCTTTTCTTTTTGGAGTTTTAGACCGAGGTAGGAGTGGATTGTGTGGTCTCCATCGGCTACGCCAAGGGCTTTGTGAGTGGTGGCGGTGAGGACGATGTTGAAAGTACCGGAAGCTTGATGGATGAATTCCTTTAGGAGGAATGTTTTACCTGTTCCCGCATAGCCTTTCAGGATGAAGGTGGGAGGGAATTGGAGCATCTCATCTAATGCAGCTTGTTGATCTGCTGTTAGTGTTATTTCGGACATACTGTTGACTCCATTTATTTTAAGGTTTATTCGTGAAATTTTCACGTTTACAACTCTACATCCTTTTTCAGCTAAAAC